TCATTGAAATCTACTTGCTCAATTAAAGTACCATCAATATCACTAAAAATTGTTTTAAATCCTTTTTCTCTTACACTCATTTTCTTTTTGTTTATTTTGTTATTTTCTTATTTTATAAATACTCCGGTCCGTATGCACTATAACGAGCAGTTCCATCCATAATGTTTCCCCTCGCATGCTTTGCTGGTGATTTCCAACTCGCTGGTTTTAGTAAGTCACCTTTCTTAATTGGTGCTCCTTTTAAATCACCATCTACTCTACTGATGAATCCCCAACAAGAAGTTCCATCCCATAAACGAATGAACTTATTACCAATTTCAACGGTCAAATCGGTTTTACCCCACATATGACTCATATCTTTGTAACGTTCTTTACGAAGTTCATTTACCTTTGAAATGAAGTTTTTTACTATTGGATTTGTTTCCAAATAATTGATAGCCTTTTCGTTTGTTGTTCTCATAATGTTTATCTCTTAGTACATAGTAAAGGTACTAAATCGGTATGATATATCCAAGCATTTAATCAATTATTTTTAGGAAAATTGAAATATTTTTCGTTGATTATCAATGAGTTATGTAATAAAAAACCCCTAATATGTAAAACATTAGAGGTCAATTACTTACATAAGGAACTCAATTTCCCTACTAACAAAATCATAGTTGAATTTGATAGGGTCTTGAATTGCTTCATATCTTAAGTTACAGGTACTACCATTAAAGGTATAAATATCACCCCACTCATCTTTATATGGTATAGTTCCCCATCCATATCCTTCGTGAATGTGTCCAGCAAAGTGTAAGTGAGGTTTAACTTCGTGCAATCTATGATACAAATCAGCACAACCTACATTTTCGTTTGTATTAGATGTTCTATCATTATATCCATAAATTGGAGAGTGAGTAATTACTATATCGGTATCCAATGGTATTTGATTCCATATTTGAGCCGCATCATAACCTCTATCTACATTGAATCCCCATCCATATCCGAATGTAGGTGAATAAGGAGAACCCCATATATTCAATCCTTCTATCTTAACTGAGGTATTTTCTAAATAGTAAACTCCGTTTGGTAGATTGTTTAGAGTATCCTCTAACCATTGTGGCTTACCTTCAGAACAAGATGTATCATAATCGTTTCTACCCCTACCCTCAAAATGAGCCAATTTATCCCTCAATAGAATCTCTCTATCAAACGACATATCGTGATTACCTGCTATGAAGATTTTATGAGTGTAATCTTGCTTATCAAACCATTTAATGAATTGTTCAACTTCGTGCTTTCTACCCAATGAAGATATATCCCCACTATGAATAAGGATATGCCCACCTGGCAACTTACCATTAAGCTGATTGTGTTTATTGTGGGTATCTGATATTGCTGTAATATTATATTTCATAACCAAATATACGAAAAAAATCTGATAAAACCAAATTATTTATTATACTGAATATTAAACAATAATGCAAACCTATTTACATCTTCCGTTACTTTACTTACTTCATGAAACGGGTCGGAATCTTCGGTGAAATTAAGAAACAATATATCAGCGAAGTTTGGAACTATTTCTTCATCATCAACTATGAACAACCCACCATATTCTTTTTTATAATCTTTATTTAAATATATTAATACATTGGCAGGTTTTTGATGTGGAAATTTTTCATATCCATCTGGCTTTCCATCCCTATGACCTCCTAATAAACATCCTTTTGTGTAAAGTGTTAATAATGGATTTCCTGAAAATAACGTATGTTTCTTTTTACATTGTTCACCAAATAATTCAAAAGATTTATCAATTATCCATTTATGTGTGGTAGGATAATCCTGCCAATTTAATTCTCCACCATTTAAACATAATTGACCTATTCTAGAATCTCCTTTATCCACATACCAATTGACAATCATATCCATAAAAGATTTAGCTTTGGTATGCGATTCATGTACCTCCATCATACCAAAATGCGCAGACCCTCTATGAAGTGTTTTAGTGTATCGTTCTAAATCAGTTGATATACTATATATCTCATCTAATTCTTCCTTTAAATGATTTACATCGTATAAATTCTCTTTGTGGTACGCACCTTCCATAATTTTGTATTTATGTTATAATTATACATATAATCGTTTTATTAAAATGTTTTGATATGAAAAAAACCTTCACTATAGATTTCGGTAAGTTTGATGAGAACCGTTTAACTTCCGAATATTCATTGGATTTTGAAGTACAAGAAAATCCCATTGCCAAATTATGGTATGAAATGCTAGAGGGACTACTTAGGGATGAAACCTGGAAGTTGGAAACCCGTTGGGGAGCATTTAAACTACCAACCCGTCATCCTAAGATATTAGTAGATAAGTTAAAACGATGTGTCGAAACGATTAACAACTCTGATTGGTTTGAGTATCATATTATAGAATCCGATATGATTACTGAGGATTATCCAATGGAGGTTCATAATATAATCCACCACCATTTTGAAACCCTAATTGGACAAGTGTGGAGGCCATCCGAATATTGGAATAGAATATGTGAAAGACAAGATTGGGCTCTTATAAATGCGGTTAGAGGATTAAACGACCTTTCACATGAAATAGAAGAATGGAATATGAGGGGAGATGCTACAATTTATACTACCTTTATGAATGGAGTTTCTCCTATACAAAAAGTAGAGCTACCAAAAGAAGCAGATGAATGGTTTACATTAGATGGTGCATTTGGTAGAGGTTATCTTCACTACGCGCAATTAGGAAAGACGTGGCAAGAAGTGTGTATTGATGATGATGACCAAATAGAACCAGGTAATATTTCCGAACACCGATTACTTAGTGGAGAATTTGATTTACAATTTTCTTTATTTGACAGAACTCACGAAGGAATGATTGAGGCATTTGGTATGAGAGATAAACTCGCTAAATTTGAAAAAACACCAGAAGATAAAAGTTTAAGATTGGGATATTGTCCTGTATTTGATATTAAGGGACAGAATAAGTTTAGTACGTTGGATAAAGAAAATATAATTGATGGTATTAGAAATCATCCGCAAATTATACGAATGAAATTTAGTGATGTAGGTAGAGCATTTACTCCATACTACGACCCATACTAATCAACTTTTCCGCTAAAACTTTATTACCTTCCTCCGATAGATGTAAATCTTCCTTTGAGTAAGTTAAATCATTTTTCTTAGCCCAATTAAGGCAAGATAACTCATTTCCGAATCGGATGAAATTAATTTTATTAAGTAATGGAGTAGACTTGTACCAACTATCAAAGTATATGAATATAATTTTAGAACCTATTTTTTCAATGCTACTTTGTATGTTATATAATGAATACAATAATTTATTGTACTCATATTCATCATTGTATAAATATTTTTGGTAATCTCTATACAATTGTAATTTTTTTTCATAAAAATCAATTGAAGTAACTTCATTCTCATTAAACATTACTTGAAAATTAGAAACAACTTCATCTCCTCTTTTAGCATTAACCATATTCTGTAAAGATATTAGGTTTCTAAACTTAGAATCGTAGTAAGAATATCTAGTTAGAAATGTAGGTTGAAATAGGATTAGTGAATCTTTTAATTCATATTGGTGGTATCGTTTATTGAATTCATTTATGATAGCCTCATTGGAGTTTCCAGGTATAGAATGATTCTGATACTGAACTCCATAATCATTGGCAACCAAATCAACAAATCCTTTGGTAAAATCCTGTCTCCAACAAGAGAAAGAACAACCAAAGGATATAATGCTATTTATCATAAATTAAATTGGTGGAGGTGGAGGGAGTCGAACCCTCGTCCAAATACGGATTCAATAAACATCATTCACAAGCTTAGTTAGTTTTTCTTAACTAACAAAATATTCGGTTGGTTCTTCACCATCGGCAACCGATAAACAATGGGTGATTCGATTTTGGGTTCAATCACTTTTCCACCTTGGTACACATTCTATTTTAAGTCCCACGATGTGTGCGGGAGGGATTAGGCTGCTAGAGCGTAATCAGCACCAACGAATGCCATAGCATCTTCGAAGGTCATTGTAGATAATTCTACGTCATTTATTGTTCGATAGGTATTTAAGGATTTCCATCTAACCCTGCTTGCAACTTACCAACTCATCGTACCTGTCAAAACCAGGCACCCCCAATTATTTTTACTTAGAAAAGTATTTTTCAATTGCTTCCAATCTATCATCGGCATCTATTAACGTATGAAGAGCTTCCTCTGCATTGCTATAGAAATCTTTTGTAGAGTGGTCACCAATACCCACACCTTTATTTCCTAAAAGGTCTAATGTGAGTAATGCTTTAGCTTTATCCGCTTCAGCTGAGGTTTTCAACATTAAAATTAATTTTTCATTCATATAGTTTATTTTTACTTTTTATAGAATATAAATATCGGTTCATATTTGTAGAACTGACCACCTATCTTCATACTATTTTTAACACCACTTAAATCAACTCCAGTCATAGGAGACATTGTCATTCGGATTTTACCTTGATACTCCATACCTAATTCGGTTAGTATATCAATTGAATCTTGTTCCAATGGATAGAAACTTTTTCCTATCTTAATATCAGCAATGTTCCATAATATATATCTGTCATTTCGCAAATACTCAAATGCAGTTACTAAAGTAGGTCGTAAGAACCCATCTCTCCAGCTCTCATAGTTTCCAAACTTTTTAAATGATTGAGTTTCATCATCGGAATATCTTTCTCTATCAAAGTAAGGAGGTGAAGTAAATATAAAATCTAAATTACCTTTATACTTTTGGAATCCTTCTTGCTCACTAATAATCTCTGAGCCTGTTCTGTAAATCTCATAGGTATTTTTATGTCCCCAAAATGGATTACACGCTCCAGGTATTTTAGAGTTAAAGAATTCAGCTAAGTACTCATATCTACTCTTACCAATTTCAGGAATATAATTCTCTGTATTAGGGTCATTACCTATGTAGTGAATGTTTCTATCATCAACCGATAACGCACCTAATATTCTACCTCCCCAACCAGAAGATGGGTCATAGATATTAATTTGTTTTTGGTCTTTAATATGGTTTGTATATTTCTGATACAAATACTTTGCAGTTAGTGGAGGAAAGTTTACAGCTGCTTGTGTACCCATTCCAATTCTAAATGCCGCAGTTGCTTCAGGAAAAATAGTTTGCCCTAATGGATACCACTTTAATTGAATAGGTTGTTTTTCTAATTCAGTTAATGCATCAATATCTTCTCCCCAATTAGCAGTTTTAAGTGATGAAATATGCTTATATTCAATCACACCTGCTTTGTATAATTCCTTTACCTCTTCGGCAGTAATTGGAAGAGATGGAATTCTACTATCAGTTTGAGCTAAACAAAAATCATGTCCATCCCATACATCACCACTCATCCATTTTTCAATCCACTCTTTACCACTAGCTAAATGTGTATTGTGATGTTCTTTATTATCCTTCTCCAATGTTTTAGAGAAACGATACATAGCATCTTGTCTTGTCAATCTCCTCATTTGTTTTGCAAACTCAGGAAGAAATTCATCATTACAAAATATATCGTAGATAGATGGTTTTGGTTTATCATAAGAAGAGCCACCGATTCCCGTCTTATACATCGCGGGAAAGAATTGATTTACGGGTGTTGCAAATTTATTAAAATTAAAAATTACATCATTACCCTCATCATCTTTCTCCTCAAACTTTTCCACCTTATAGGTTTGTAGTTTAGAGAATTGGTCTATAATCTCAGCCTCCGAAGAACCGATACGTGGAGGTGCACCTGTTTTGTTCCACTCATCAACTACGGTCTTACGGAACATAGCAACCCACTCTTCAAATTCGGTAAGTGTCATTTTAAGTACATCCTCATATTTTAAGTTAATATGGGGTTCGTTAAAATAATCACACTTTTCGTAAAAATACTTCTTTTCTGACATTATAGTTTTATTAGTCTTTAAAGATACGAAAAAAAATCCATATATCCAAATAAATTATTCTCTAATTGTATCCAATGTTACACAATGAGGGCCACCACTAAAGGTTCTAGCGTGCCTCATACGGACGGGTATAGAATCTACCCCATACTTCTTTAATTCTTTCATAAGAGGGATTTGTCTTTCCTCTACTATCATTGTATTCTCATCATAAGATAGTGTATTCATTCCCAACCAGGGTGATGCTTCTGCCCAATGTTCTAAACAATTTGTCTCCACCATCTCAGGAGAGTATATAACCTCCCACGATTGAAAGATTTTAGGTAGGTTAGTACTATTTACCCTTTTCGGATTAACTAAGACCAGTCCCTCTCTAATGAGTACAAAAGTGGTATCAATATGAATGAATGCATACACATCTTCTATTGGATGTACATTATACTTTTCTTTCATATTATCATCTAACCATTTTTGAAGATATTCTGCTCCTGCTCTATTACCGGTGTTGGAAATTAGGAATAGTATATCGTTATTACACTTAAGGATGTTAGCCGCATCAAATACGGGTTCATCGTTCCTTAATGTAGGTGCAGGTAATAACCCCCTATCGTATATTGAATCTAATAATTTTGGTTTAGGAAAATCCACCCAATGTGATTCATCGAATAAATGTTTAAATGCTCTAGTTTCATTTTGTCTTTGGCGGAGAGCCATAGGAGTAGCAATAACTTTATCTTCTATAATCAACATAGAATCTCTAGGGCAGTATCCATAGTATCCATCTACTTCCCAATTTTCAGTTGAATACTTCTCACTCCAATCAATTAGAGAAGGCCTATGTACTTTAACACCCAACCCTTCTAATGTAATTGATAGGTTATCTAAATCCTCTTTCGTTTCCTCAATCATCCATTTAGGATAAGTTCCATAGGGTATCTTACGAAATTGGTCGTCTGTATAATTAGCGTAATCAATCGTATGTAAAGATTTATCTCTTATAGTAGGAATCTGAGCAAACTCTGGTCTGCCAACTATTATCTCTTTTAGTTTGCCCCATTCATTTCTTATATAAGGTTTGATACTCATATTAATCAATAAATGCTGCTTTAGCATCCCTCTTAGAAAGAATAGGAGTTTGTGTAGGCCAATCTATTCCTAACTTAGGGTCATCCCATCTAACTGTTTTTTGTTTAGTATCATCGTTATACTCTCCTTCGTATGCCATTTTATATGTGAAAAGAGAATCATCTGTTAGAACGTAGTGACCGTTTGCAAACATCGGAGGGCAAAGTATCTGTATTTGAGTTTGAGGAGACATTATAAATGTTTCTGATTTTAAATATGTTTCCGAATCTGGTCTCATATCAACTAACACCGTATATAATGAACCCAAAGGACAACTTAGTAGTTTCCAAGTCTTATCATCATAATGTAATCCCCTCAATACACCTTTATATGATTGTGAGAATCTATCGTGCTTAAATTGTAAATCAGTTGGTAATACTTTTGGGAAATAATCCGAATGAAATGTAGTCCATATAGAACCTCTAAATTCATGATAAACTGAATTGGATATAATCTTTACATCCGTCAAAACCTTACCACTATTGACATGAAACTCATCCCAATTTTGGTTTTTGTAAAATAACTTTTCCATTTTTTAAGATAAATGTTTTTCTTTAACTTTATTTATAAAAGATTGTATTGCGTTAGCTGTTTTAACCTTTACTTCAGTTGTAATTGGTACAATTAAAACTTTAATAACGGTTTGAGGTCTATCTATTTTATTTACAAGCATTTTGTTTATTTTTAATATTATATTATTTTATTGGATTCACAATACAGTTAGGACACCACGCTGAATAACACCAGTCTCCGCAGAAACTCCATGGACACCAACACGGATTATGCATAACTCCATAATTACCTGCTCCTAAATCAACTAAGAAAAGGTCAGATGGTTCAAAATCTAAAGCATATACCATCATCTTTGTGTGTTCCATTTCCAATTCTGCAATTTCTAATGTAGTTAATTCAGAAGTTTCAGCATTTGTGATTACTATTTTATCACCCACATACATTTTATTTAAAATCTCAAATCTAGTTGCAGATGAACCTGATTCTTCTATATAGTATGTACACGCAGGAGAATCTATCCAACTTCTACCATCTGTAAGAGTAACTCTAATAAACATTGTATCAACTGAAGCAGATGTAATGTGGTTTAAACTTGATGAGGTCTGAGTTAATGTATCTCTAGATTGTTGTAATGTACTTTCCCACCCTAATACATCTAATTTTCCTTCTTCAAAATTAGCTCCATGATTACCATTGAAATCAACAAAATCAATAGAACGAATATAAGTACCTAATTGTATAGTATCTGCTCTTTGTAGTGAACCGGTATAATCTACAATTAAAGAATCTTCATCAGTATGATATTCTTGTTTTACATCATCTACTACCTTTGTGATATACTTATATCTACTTTTTTGGTCTAATTTTGTTGACCCACTTTTAAATTCATTTTCAAATGTTGCCATTGGCAAAATAGAAGAGTGTCTATACCCTCCCATATTAATAACATCCAATTCACTTCCATATACAATATCAATACTTCTAATTATAGAATATCTATCCTCAACTACATTATCAGATGAATATATGAATTCTTGAACTAAATAATCGGTTGGTAAACTTACCTTTATATTATTTAATTGGTCTAAATCAGAAACTGTATGAATTTCAGGATATGTACCCCTATCATACTGAGGATACCTTGCCTTTACCACAACATTTGGATTTGATAAATCAGATGTATCTACATTAGATAATGTATCGATTCCCAACTCTGAATGAGATTGATATGTGTTTGGTATATAGTCTGAACCACTCATTAGATTAAAAAAACCAAATTTATCAGCACAATATGTTTCATCTATTAGTGCAGTTGTATCATAAGATTGTCTTAAGATAAACTTAGTCGAAGAATCTTCTATATAAGGTACAGTAATAGAACCCATTGGTACAACATAATCATTAAATGAGATACCATTTTCGGAACACTTTTGTTCTAAAATTTCCTTAAACTTATATGGTTCATAAAGAGGAATGAATGCATCGGTTTCCGTCCAAATAAAATGAAATTCGGTTATCCCATTTGAATTAAGCATATCAAACAAACTATCATACTCAAGCATTTCAGCTCCACGATTATAAATAGTTGTATTTGTGTTAGTTTCTATAAACTTGACATCTCCATTGTGTTCCAATAAATCACTGCCAATTATCACTCCTTTCATATAGTATTCTGTTAATTTAGTATAAATATCTGTTTTTTATATTATAGTGTCTTTAGTTTTTTTAGGTATTCGCTTCATATATTTAGAATCAATTTCTTCCCATTTCTCCATTGGACAGGGATTAAACATAGGAGAAAATACTTTTTTACTCAATGGACATCCACATAACTTACATACTGTAGACCATTTAATTCCCTTAAGTGTCTCTTTTCTATGTTCACAAGATTTACATATTTCTAATCTATCCTGTGCCATAGATTTTTGGGTTTCTGTTGGATTTTTTGAAATCACCCAAGCTTCAAATATTTCTCTATAGTTTGGTATCATATTATTGAGTTATTACTCTTTGGAGATTCATAACGTTCGTATATAGAATCATATCTTAACATAAATTTACTATCCAATTGTATATTAGTTTCTATGAATGAACTTGAATTTATATGTTTCAATTTAAATTCACTATTAGTGATGTTAGATACCCATTCTTCCAATTTATACATTTCATCGATATTAAACCAAATAATATTTTTATGATGAGTGTGCCAATGTGAAAGAGGAGTCAATAAAATATCAATTATATTAACAACGTATCGATATGAGTCATTATACTTTAATTCAGGCATTATATCAAATAAATATTCTTTTATAATATCGTATCTATTTTTCTTTGTCATAACATCACTTGTATGAAAAAAAAATAATTCATCCAATGTAAATTTAGAAAACTTATATGATAATTCTTTTAACTCAATTCTATCTAAATCAAATATAATATGCTTATATAGGGAATAAAATCTATCATACTTATTTCGATTTACCGAGATTATAGGTAAATCATAACCAAATTTCTTTTGCAATTCCGATAGAGGTTCGTGTGCATGTTGTATAAAATTCATTATATCCGATTCATTCATAGAATTAAAATCTATTTTAGAATTATCAAAATCACCTTTAGTATCTAAGTTTTTTACATCTATACCATTTACTATACAAGAATAATGAAATGAAGTTGAACCACAACGAGGTAATGAAATATATAAAAATTTATTATCTACTAACATTATACCAAACTTTTTTCTTTTTTAATCATATCAAAACCAACATTACCTGCTAATACAACTCTATCTATTGTAGAATTTGGAGCATTATTTGGAGAGTGTGGCATCCAACCTTCCATTACTATTAAATCATCTTCTTCAGGTCGTATCCAATATTCTTTACCATTTTCTCCTTTAAAATATAATACACCATCTTCACCTTCCATTATATCAGGCATTTGTATATAATATACATAGGTGTAATGTGGAATGAATGATTTTGTTTTTTTATTAATTTCTGTATGAGTATGGAATTTGTTCTTTTCATCATAGAAATTTTCTTGTACAGGTTCTTTTGAGCGAACTACATTTACCCACGCATCCGTATTAATCTTATTAAATTCTTTATGAAATTGTGATTTGTATATTTCTTTACATTTATCAATTCCATATTGACAAACCTCATCCAATTTGTTTTCTATTGTAAAGTTTCCATTGAAATTTATATCATTAATCCATTCTTTTTTATATCCAAAACCATCGGTACGAACTACTTCTTTTAAAGAGCTTATTAAATTATTAGCTTCCTTTAAGATGGTATCTTTATGAGATGATAAATTTAATTTACCTTTCCATATAAATGTAGTATCATCGAAGTAGACCTTTTCCATATTATATTAATTCTTTGTGTAAAACCTTTTTGTTTTTCTTAAAAATCATTTGGTAATTGTATATAAAGAAAGTTAATTCGGTTTCACCAACCTCTTTTAAATCAAACATTTTTAGTAATTCAGCATTTGTTTTTGGTATCAAATTATTATTATCATCTAATATTAATTTTAGTTTTTCTGGAATAGGCATTTCGTATGATGCTTTCCAAAATGGAGTATCGAATCTTTCTGCTAAATAATGATACCTAACAAACATCATATTCTGTTCATTAACACTTGCACATGAATCATTAAACCTATCTCTATAAGATACATCAAATTTAGCACTTATCAATCTCTTTAACTGCATTATTGTCGACATCAATGAGGTAGCCTCTAACGGCTCTATAAATCCGGAAGATAAACCAATAGCAACACTATTACCTATCCAACTTCTTTTATGTCTACCTGGTTTAAAATCAAATACTTTTTGTATAGTAATTTCTTTACCAATATAATCCTCTACTTCCTTCTTAGCTTCTTCAACAGTAATGAATTCTGAATTGAATGTATATCCACATCCCCATCGGTGTTGTAATGGTATCTGCCACATCCAACCTGAATTCATTGAAATCATATTAGTATGTGTTACATCTCCTATTGAGTATTGATTTTCTTGTGGTAAGAAATATGCCATAGCTGTATTCAACAAAAGATATTTAGAATAATCAATCCATTCCTCATTATGAACCTTACCTATAATAACTTTAGCGAATCCACTACAATCAAACACAAAATCCACATCTTTAATATCAATTCCTTCCTTAAGTGAAATAGAGTGAATATCATCACCATCTTTACTTACATTATCAACTTCACCATCAATCCACTTAACACCTCTTGATAACGATACCTCCTTTAGATATTCCGCTACCATTCTAGCATCAAAATGATATGCGTAGTTCTGTTTATATTCATTTGGTTTAGGTCCGGTAAAAAGATGTGATGAACTTTTACCATCACCTGTCCAATTTGATAGAGTTAATCCGAGTTTGCTAGTACATCCAGTTCTTTTAAAAAAATCATTTTGGTTTATTTCCAGCAAAGATAAAAATGCGCCAAAGTTAGGAGTAGCACCCTCACCTGCTCCCAATATTCCAATCTTAGAACTCTCTATTAGAGTAACAGATGAATCTTTCCAAAATTTATTAACAGATAAAGCGGTTAACCAACCAGCAGTACCTCCACCTATAACAATTATATTTTTCATATTAAACTAACTTTTTTAATTGATGATGGCCAAACATTCAACGAATATCTTAGACCAGATTCTATAGTATCAACCGAATGTGTTATATTAGAATCAAATATAAACACACTTCCCAATTCTTTCGGTACTGAATACTCTACTTTATTTATATTGTATTTAACCAACCCTCCTTCATAATTATCATTTAACTGAATAATAAGTGTTATAGTTGCACCATTTATTATCTCATGCTTATCTTCATGTGAATCCAAAAAATCTCCATCGGAATAACGATTAAATGAATACTTTGGAATAGAAGTATATGTTACACCATTGAATGGATTTAACCCATTTGAAATTGATAAAATTTTATCTGATATACTCTTTATACGGGAATCTGATAATACATCATCTATGAAATACCCACCCATTCTTTTATTACCAATGTATTCAGTATCTTCTTCCACCACCACTCCATTTAGGATTCTAGACGATTTCATTTGATGTAATCCATTAGCTTCTCCAACGGAAATTATATAATCACATTCTTCTTTACTTAAAAAGTTTTGAATAAATTTGTAAAACATTATTTATCTTTTAATCCATATTTAATCCACTTATACCATACTCTTTCATGTAGATAATATTGAATGGGTTTATACACTAATTCTGCCACTCCAAATGCAGCCCCTACTTTAATTGAACCACTTACCCACCACATTATACCAAATCCGATTAGAGTTGATATAATACGATATGAGATGGTCTTAGCGATATGTCTTTTACGTTGTACTATCACTATCCTTTAGTTTCATCATAAGTAATATTTCCATCTGGTGTCATATGACCTGTTCTGATTGCAGTTCCACTAATTACTGCTACATCGGATGGTGGTTCATGATAGATTACATCATACCCTACACCTCTACCATAGTTTACCGATTCTATATCTGGAATAATAGATAACAAAATCTTATCGAAATTGTTTGTAAAGAATGGTTCGTTTGATAATTCTTTAAGGATTTGATGAGCTGTCTTTGGGTTGTTCTCATCTTGCTGAACATCTCTAATTGCTACCCAAACATTTTTACCTTGATTTAATTGTTGATTAATTAACCATTCATGTCCTTTATGCCAATTCTGCCATCTTCCGATGTACAATGCGTATTTTTTCATATTATATTAAATTTATTTTTTCATTTATATGTTGTTTTTTAATTGGCATCACAATTGACCACCTTTCACCATTTGTAATTTTCTTTATTTCGTGCCAAATTCTACAATGATATGATAATGCAGTTCCGATTTGTTTCGAGATTAGAACTTCATTGTTATTATCATCCCAACATACATATTCTCCTCCTTCATACGAATCGTTTAATTGGATTCCTAAATTATATCGTCTAGTATCGAACCCTTCGGCTAAATCTATATGTTTTGAAAAAGAATCCCCAACTCCATATTGATGTAAAGTACAATATTCTACTTTGTTAATAGTATTTAATTCAATATTATTAGTATGACTAAACCATATTAATATTTTTTCAAACATCCATTCCGTTTCTGATATATTTGGTATGATAGATACTCTATATGATGTGTTATTTGTCACAATTTTATTACCATCTATTAATTTAAAATTATTAGATAAATTAAAATATTCACTTAATTTAGTAGGTTGTAATTTTATATATGATTTTATTAAATCACATTCCTCTTTATTAAATAATGGATGTTGATAAATCATAAATCTAATTTTTCCAATAATTTTCTATATGATTGAAATTCATTATCAATTGTCGTATCACAATCTATAAAATTTTCAATTGGAGGCTGATATCCTTCTACAAAGAAATGCTCCCTACCTCTACTCTCCGTTGTATGAATATATATTTCTTTGATATTATCATCCCCTATTAATTGTTTGAATGAATCTCTTTGGTCTTTATATGGGGATACTAATGATACTAATGCAACTCCACCTTTGTTATGGATAAAGTGTGCAAGATGTTGAGCTAATTCTACATTCTTTCTACGCCCCGCTTCCGAATAATCTTTGTTATTAAAGATTTCTCTTATATCATCTCCATCTACAATCATCGGTTTCATAGGATGAAGATGTGTATATAACATTTTTACTAAGGTCGTTTTACCTGCTCCTGGCTGACCTGTTAACCAATATATCATGTGTATAAGTATTTTATTATTATATCACTTTGTGAAAGTTGTAAAGTTTTATAACTTGTTACATTTGCTATGTATTCAGATAGATATTGTCTTTGTATATCATTGTACCACTCCATATCATTATTTAATATAGTTTCCAAATGATTCATAAATTCATCACCTTCTCCAAAAAAATATATAGGTGAGTTAAAGGTAAATCCAATCTTTTCCAATTGTTGCTTAACTTCCTTTTTACCATAATAAACAAATGGATTACCGGCTTTAAGTGATTTATGTATCTTCTCCGATAGATATGTTCCTTGCATTCTTAATAGATGATTAGTTTCGGTTATAATCTCAAAGAAACATTCAAAATATATTCTATAGTTAAGAGCAACAGTTCCAATGTGATTTATACCTAATATCTTTTTTCTCTGAACCTCCACCTCACTTATCTGAGATAATCCAGGATATGTATCATAATATTTAGGATATTCTATACCATACTCCTCACACTCCCTATTAAAAGATTCCTCTGACTCTATTCCCACGTTTGTATCGTTAAAATTTATTAAGTTAAAAGATATATTACCATCAGATTGCTTACCTAATTTATAAATAAGTTTAAGTATATTAAATCGAGTTTCAGAAAAATGATTATTAAGAAACATAAATTTCTTTTTAAGTGTTCCTAAGTCATTTTTTTTAATCGTATATAGTGAATTTATAAATTCAGTATCACAATCTTCTAATGTCCATTGATTGGTATTATAAAATATAAAATTCTCTTCTCCTAAATAATTTATATTATTTGTTAAAAATAAAATAGGTTTGTTATGTAGAATCTCTCTATAAAATTTTACAATATCATTGGTTAACTCACTTTCTTCAACTGCAAAATTTATAACAAATTTTAATGGATTATCAAAATTATATAAAGATTCAATTTTGTTTTTTATTTTGGAAACCAATAGGGGATTGTTATAATTAAATGTATCCATTGATTTACCAATTTCAATTAATTTAATATTTCTATTAAATGGAGTACTACTGGTAAATCCTTTTGGTAGGGTGAATACTACCGCACCATCTCTCATTTCAGTTTCTCCATTATCTCTTATGTAAAGTGCAGGTAACATTATATTAGTTTATTAGTTAGTAAGTTTAGAATCGATTCACCAAAATATTCATGTCCTTCTAAACTATAGTGTAAATTTTCTATACCAACATCTTTCAATGTGTATGTATTTTCTTCAATCTTCTTCGTTTCCTTTAAAGGTAATACACCTTTTAGTATCTTATCATATCCAAACTCCATAGTATTTGCCATACGGTGTGCAACTGAGTGACCATTTGTTCCATTCATATTAAGTAGATGTTCATACGCCATTAAGTTATTTAGATTTTCATATTGAACTAAATAATCAGTAAGGGAAAAGTTTGTTAGATAAGAAAAGAATGTATGAAATTTATCAGCATCAACTGGTATGCCGTTTTGCTTTAACCAATTTTCTACAATGTTAATTTGATTCATACCTGGATTTAAAGAATGGACTAAACTTTTGTATGTCATATCCGTTCTAAATGAACCACTCCATTGAGTTATACAAAGAGGATTTTTAAATTTTTTAAATGATTCTTTGTCGTATTTTTTAAATACTCTTTTATTCGGGTCTAAGAATACCCAATTATCTTCACCTAATTTATAATCATATATAAAATATGGATTTACTTTGGGTTCAATATCATATAGATAATACCACCTACGAAGAATAGATTTATTAGATGAACCACTCTTAGATATGTTTAAAAGTGGAACACCTAATAATTCTGCTATTTTTAATCCCCAGCTAAAAGACCTATCGAGAAATACCTCATTATTAGAATAGTTTTTTAACTCTAGCCAATAATCGTAATACTTACATTCTTCTTTGTATGTATCAAACTGCCTATATAAACCATTACCTTCCGAAAAAGAATCTCCGTTGATAACTACTAAATCATAACTCATAATCAAAATTTATTTTAACCCACTTCTCTCTACTATCCAATTCAAAAGAAGCTATATATTTTTGTTTCCAAGCATTCGGTGGTATAAGAGAAAGAAAAACAGATTCATCTTTTCTCATATAAAGATGATACGTTTCTCCCATTACAGGTTGAAAATTAAATTGAGCAGTATATACTAACTCATTCCAATTATATTCATCTATTAGTTTTTGTGCTTCCGCTTTTATCTCATCGTAGCGTGACTTAAAGTGATGGTTAACTCTAACAACACCTCTTAACTTCCAACCGGAAACATCTTCTAATTTAATTGCGGGAGCTCCGTGATTACTACCATAGGTTAATTCTCTTTGATAGTAACCACGTTCCTCATCCCATACTACTAAATCCGGCTTATCCTTTTTCTTTTGTTTCTGTGTCATTTTTCAAAAGGCATGATAAGTGGTCTACACCTACTAAATAATCGGATTCAACTTCAAAAGTATTTTCACCACAATAAGAACAATTCCATCCATCAGTTTCTTTAACTTCAACTTCATAACTTCCACCCAAATCATGTCGAGTTTCAGTTTTAAATTGTTTCTTAGCGATTACTTCTCTTTTCTTTTCACCTACCTTCCTTCTGTAGATAGTACCACCATTATCAGGTGAATCATAGATAAATGTATCCTTTCCATCTAATAATAATTGTTTCTCTATAAAAGAAGCAACATCTTCTTGTTTAGTAATATTTCCAATTGCATTTATAATATCAAATAAAGATTTATCTGTTTTTAAATGTAAAACGGAAAGCTCACCATTTTTTTCAATCGTAATCTTAATTTCTTCCATTTTTTTATTCGGTTTCTACAAAGGTATAAAAACTTTTTGAATTTTCCAAATCTGGTTGTGTTTTACTTTCACCTAATCTTATTTCTTCTTCCAAAT